TATGTTCATCAACATTTGAATGGTTAGCAGTATTTAATATGCACAACAATTCCAGAACAATACCTTTATCATCTTGGAGAGGAACAATATCAAATGTATATGCTGCCCCTCCTCAGAGATCTAATGAATTTTCACAACATCATGCTGCAACATTTCCAATGCATTTGCCTGAGTTTGTTATAGGAAAATTGATGGATAAATCAGAGGGAGTAGTTGATTGTTTTATGGGAACAGGAACAACAATGGTAGCGGCTCATCAATTGAATAAGATTGCCTATGGAATAGAACTTGATCCTAAGTATTGTCAATTAACAATAGACAGAATGAAGAAACTTGATCCAACACTTGAGATTAAGATAAACGGAAATCCATATGGACAAAACTGAACAACATAAAAAGGCAATGATAGAAGCCTTAGAGAAATCATTAGGAGTAGTAACATCAGCCTGTAAGAGCGTAGGAATAGGAAGAACAACTCATTACCTGTGGATGGAGAAAGATCCTGAGTATAAGAGAGCAGTAGATGATATATCCAATGTAGCACTTGATTTCGCAGAATCACAATTACATCAACAGATAAAGGGAGGTAATCCAACCTCAACAATCTTCTACCTAAAGACTAAAGGAAAGAAGAGAGGATATGTTGAGAGACAGGAGATATCTCATGAGGGGTTAAAGACATTCCAGATAGAGGAAGTGGATGAGCAAGATCCAAGTTAACAAGGTCTATGGACATCTAAAGAGATCAGATAAAAAGATCATAGTTGAGCAGGGAGGTACAAGGTCAGGAAAGACATACAATATTCTCCTTTGGCTCATTTTCTATTATTGCACAAATCATGAGGGCAAGACAATAACAATAGCTAGAAAGACCTTTCCTGCAGTTCGCTCTTCTGTGATGAGGGATTTTCTTGATATCCTGAAGGGAGCAGGAATCTATCAGGAGGAGAAGCATAACAAATCCAATTCAGAATACATACTCAATGGGAATCTTGTGGAGTTTATATCTATGGATCAACCTCAGAAGATTAGAGGTAGGAAGAGAGATCTTGCTTTCTTGAATGAGGCTAATGAACTCACCTTTGAAGATTGGCAACAAATCGTATTCAGGACTAACGGCAGGATCATTCTGGATTACAATCCCTCAGATACATTCCATTGGATATATGATAGAGTTATACCAAGAGATGATGCAGACTTCTATCAAACAACCTATCTAGATAATCCATTTCTAGATGATACTATCATTCAGGAGATAGAGAGACTGAAGGAAACAGATGAGCATTATTGGAGGGTTTATGGATTAGGAGAGAGAGGAACAAACAGAGCGCAGGTATTCCAATTCACAACTATCCAGAAGATACCTGATCAGGCTAAGTTCCTATCATTTGGTTTAGACTTTGGATTCACTAATGATCCTAGTGCATTGGTAGGATGTTATCAGGAAGGTAATAATCTGTATTTTGAGGAACTGCTATATTCTACTAGGCTAACTAATCAGGATCTAGACAGAGAGTTCAAGAAGTTAGAGATAGGGAGATATGATGAGATCTATGGAGATTCAGCAGAGCCTAAGAGTATTGAAGAATTGCATAGGATGGGATGGAATATCAAGCCTACTGCAAAGGGTACAGATTCAGTTAATGCAGGAATTGATATGTTGAAGAGATACAAAATACATATCTTAGGGGCTAACTTGATGAAGGAGATGGAGAATTATAAATGGATGGAGGATAAGAATGGAAACCTCCTGAATAAGCCAGAGGATAAATGGAATCACTTGATTGATGCATTGAGATATGGTATATACAACAAACTAAGCAAACCTAACTATGGGAGATACACAATCCGTTAAGATTACAATACCTGAGCATCTAGGAGATATCAAGCTAGGGAAGTATAAGGAGTTTATATTAAATGCTGATGAGGAGAATGGTGATCAGTTGGCTCTGTATTATTTCTGTGGGTTAGATGGAGATATGCAGGAGGGTATGAAGAAGAAAGATCTGGATGAGATAAGGAATCAGCTAGGAGAAGTATTATCTGAGAAACCTGCACTTACTAAATCATTCCAATACAATGGGAAGGAGTATGGATTTCATCCCAAATTAGAGGATATATCATTAGGGGAATACATAGACCTAGATACATACCTGAAAGAGCCTTACAAAGAGGCTGAGAAGATATTAGGGGTATTGTATAGACCTATAACAAAGAAGATGTTTGGTAGGCATGATATAGAGAATTATGATCCTGATAAGCACAATGGATTAGGCTTTCAAGATTTAGGTGCTGATATCTTTATGGGTTGTCTGCTTTTTTTTTATCGTATCGTGACAGACTTACAAATAACTTTCCTGAAATCTTTGGAGAAGGAGAAGAAGAAGGATATGATGCACAATCCCAATTCAGTAGAAAGTGGGGATGGTATGGAGTCGTATATCAAATTGCTAAAGGCAATCTCCTTAGATTTGAGGAAGTAACAGAGTTACCATTGAGAACTGCTCTTACATTTCTGGAGTATGAGATTGATAAGAATAATGTGGAGAGATCATTGATGAAAAAAAATAACCATTAGGATTAGGTTATTAAGATTCTTTTTTAATATCTTTGATTATCATTAAAAAGATAGAGAGATATGGATATTATCAAGAGATTTAACTACAAGACCAGTAAGAAAGAATGGTCAGTATTCTACGGAGCGGGAACAAGCAAAACCATAGCCTTTTTCCCTAAGAAGGAACAAGCAAAGTTATTTGTGAATTGGATTACATTATCTGATTATGGAAGAGTAGATAGTGATGCAGTAAGCCAAGCATATTGGAAATATCAAGATTCAAAAAAATAGAGAGATGAGTTTGTACGAAAGATTAAGCCCAGAGGCATTAGCAACATTAGAACAGGAGAGAAAGACATATCCTGCAACTGCTGAGGTAGTAGAGAGAGCATTGAAATCTCACAACTACATTATAGATATTCCATTAGGGATCTGTCAGAGTATAGCCCTGACATTTAATTTTAAGTGTAATTTGTTGAACCTTATAGAATTCTTTGAGTAATGGATTATCTGGATAGAGAGTTAGCAAGTTATCAATATTATCAGGATGCTACCTGTGAGAATTGTGGAGGATGTTTGATAGAGGAGTATTTTGATTGTCATTGCGAAGAAGAGGAAGAAGATCCTCATTTAGGTATCTAGGTTGTGCTAGATTTGTTGTTAGGTGTTAGAGAGGGCTATGGTGGCTCTCTCTTTTTTTTATCCCTATTTTAGCAAATAGGGTTTTTTAATTGTATGAAGAAAGGATATTATCAAATTACAGAAGCATTAGAAGGTGCTGCATCAGCAAATGATATGGTAAACCAAGTTACTTGGGGAAACATCTTTGATCTGGATTTTAGAAAGCAGGATATGTTCCCAATAGCACATATCATTACAGGGAATGCAGTATTGCAAGAAAGAACTATTACCTATGAGTTTGATTTGCTAGTTATGGATATAGTAGATTACTCTAAAGATTCTAAGGATCTTATTGAAGGGAATATGATGAAGCAGGATATATACCATAGAACACTTGCAGCAATATCTGAGATATTAGCAACCTTCAGGAGAGGAACAGAATATGATGCTTATTTCAGGTTAGCTAACGATCCTGCTGCAGAACCTTTTGATGAGGATATGGAGGCTAATGTTTGTGGATGGAAAGCAACTCTCCAGATAGAAGCAATCAATCCTAACAACATCTGCTAATGGATAATACGAAGAAGGCATTAGAGAAGTTTGGTAAATACTTAGTCAAGGAATCTAGAAAGAACCTTACTAGGAAGAAGAAGAATGTAACTAATAGCCTTTATGATTCCTTAGATTATGAGGTAAAGGCAATGCCCAATTCATTTGAGTTTGACTTCCTGATGGAAGAATATGGTGAGTGGGTAGATAAGGGAAGGAAAGCAGGAAAGAATCCTCCATTCTCACCTCTGAGGAAATGGGTACAAGATAGGAGAATACAATTCAGAGATAACTCAGGTAGATTCCAGACATATGATCAGACTGCTTGGGCAGTTGTTAAGAGCATTGGGAAGAAGGGCATTGAGCCTTCAAACTTTTATACTAGACCTTTCAATCTAGGATTCCAGAAGTTGCCTGATGAGGTGGCTGAGGCATATGCTTTAGATGTGGAGGAGTTTCTTGATTTTACGATTGACAAATTAAACGAACAATACAAGGATGGCAGTAATTAGTCCAACAGGGTTGCTAGGGGTTAGATCTCCAATAATGATTTCATGGGATGGAGCAAGTTCAGTAACTATGCAACAATTCAAGCTAGAGATATATGCTTGGACAGGGGCAAAGAATGCAAGACCTTCAGATC